GTATTTAACTGCTTTTTTATTTGAAGGTAAAATCAACTCATAGGTTGGAGTTGCAACTGTAGGTAATGGCATAATATCCTATAGATTTCAGTATGATTATTTATTTCTGATTTAGAACATTATAAATTTCTTGATTTTGAATTGTTTGTGCAGCAGATGATTTAAATGTTCTCCCTTTAGTAGATGTAGCAAATGCTTGTCTTTGTAATGCATCCAATTCTGCTTGAGTATTACCTAATATATTTGTTTGAGAAGCAGAAGATACTTGAGCATTTTGAGATGTAGAATCTCCACCAGGACCACTAACTGTTCCACCACCATTTTCATCAGTTCCAATAGCATCATTAACTCTTTTAAAATTATAAACATCATAATTAAATGTCACGGTAGTTCTAAGTATGTTTGATCCCTCATAAGAAACAGGAACTGATATAAGATTAGTCGGATATGCATTCCTTAATGTATATTCAACATAAGTTTTTGGAGGACCATACACACCATTCTCAACTAATCTTTGATTTGGTTCTCTAAACAATCTTTCAAATTTTGTAATGACTATCTCTCTTTCATACTTATCTGAGTATTGAAACTTTGTATATGATGTTCCAGGACTTCCAGTGTTTGGTGAAATTGCTGCCATCCATTGTTCAAAAAATTGAAGAACTTTATAATCAGCATCAATATAAAAACTTACATCCACCTGAGGATAGACTCTTTTAGTAGGATATTGCTCTGTTCTACCTTGCCTATCACCAAAGACTTGACCTAATTCATATGATGACCCAGGAAGAACTGCATCATATGCCAGAAAATTAATATCTGTGTTTGATACTTTACCAAAACTATCCTTGATATAAACATCAAAAGTATTAGATAAAGATGGTTTAAACTTTCTAACTAACTCATCAGTACTAAACCATAAATTTTTATATGGGGTGGTTAGAGCCATCTAAATACGTTAAGTGCCTATATTATATGTATGAGCTATAAGGGAATCTACAAACCTTCAAATCCCAAAAAGTATATTGGTGATTCAAATAATATTATTTACAGATCACTATGGGAAAGAAAGTTTATGGTTTGGTGTGATCTAAATGAGAATATTTTAAAGTGGGCAAGTGAAGAAATTTGGATTCCATATGTGTCCCCATTAGATAATAGAGTTCATAAATATTTTCCAGATTTTTATATAAAATATAAAGATACCAAAGGTGTTGTCAAAGAAAGTTTGGTTGAAGTTAAGCCTAAAAGACAAGTCAATGGTCCAAAGATTGGTAAAAGAGTTACTCAAAAACAATTAGTTGAAATGAAAGAATTTGCCAAGAATCAAGCAAAGTGGAAAGCAGCAGAAGAATTTTGTGAAGATAGAAAGTGGTCCTTTCAAATATTAACGGAGGATAATCTTGGCATATAAAACAATCTTCGAAGAAATTCAGGAAAAGACTAGAGGAAAAAGTCAAAGTAGAGATTGGTATAGAGAACAACTTGCACAAAAATTACCAAGAAACATCATCACTGATGAAAGATCTGATGAAATAGGAGATGAGTTAGAAAGAGATAGAAATATAACCACAACATTTCCAAGACTATACAACCTAATGTTCTATCAATACAAAGCAAAGTGGCGTCAAGAGTTACCATTCTATGACAAGTATCCCTTGTCTTTTGTTTTGGAAAAGGATTCCAGATCATTCTTTGCAGTGAACTTACATTACTATTCACCAGAAGAAAGAATGGGAATTGCTATGTCTTTGGCAGAAGATAGAATCCCAAGGTTTACCAAAGGAGCACATAAATACTTATTATCAGAGGTCAGAAGTCCTTACTTAGTTTTAGCACAGCAAGAATGGCAAACCATGTGTCTACTACCAGTAGAAGAATTTGTAAGGGACTTGGGTGGGGTAGAAATACCAGTTCAATCTCAGCGAGTGTGGGGTAGATAAGATGTCTAATCCTGTATGGTCTTTAACTAATAGAACCATAGATAATCGTGGAACCAGAGTTAATCCAAAATTAACCACAGTAACTCCTTCAAATCCAGAAGGTTGGGAAACCTTATTTACATTTTCAGATAGCCCCAATACTGTTCAATATAAAATAGACCCTCAAGGAAGAGTTGGATATAGAGAAGGAAAGACTGGAAGACAATTTGCTAATTTACAACAATATGCAGATTGGTTGGCAGGGAACGCTAGCGTTGAAAAAATACAAGATTTCATTAATTTCTCTAAACAAAAAATTGCAGGAGTTTTAACTACAAGAACACAAAATACAATTCCATCTCAACCACCCCCACAAGAAGCAGGAGCGCAAGGAGGAGCAGATTCGGGCGCAAACAACCCTGCTTCAGGAATTAGTACAACATATAATTTAGATGAATTTCAAGCATTAGAAAACGTTCTAGATAATTTTGAATCTACATCATTTAATAAAATCAAAGCATTTTTATATTACCCACAAAACATAGGAACTAGTGGACAAGATAAAATTGTAATCAGTCAATTAGAGTATGTCCCTGGCAATTTAGCAGGAGCATTAACAGAAAATTCTTTAGGAAATAGAGAATCTCAATTTAATGAACAAGCAACCAAACAAAAATTAATAGGGAGTGTAGTTCTTCCTATTCCAAATGACCTGTCAGAAGCAAATCAAACTGGATGGGGAGAAGATAGTTTATCTTCCATTACTGCTGCTTTAATGGGAGCAGCAATTCCAAAAGTTCAACAAATTGCATCTGGAAGGGTTGCTGCAACTATAGGAGATCTTGATGCTATAAAATCTGCTCTTGGAAATAGTGCAGTATCTACAAGATTGACACAATTTTTAACAGTAAATGCTGCAGCATCAGTATTAAAATTTGGAGGAATCCAAGTAAACCCTGAAGCATATATTACAAGAGCAACTGGAGCAGCAGTCAATCCAAACCTAGAACTACTATTCCAAGGACCCAAACTTAGACAATTTGGATTTACATTTAAAATGTCACCAAGAAGTGCAGAAGAAGCAAGAAATATTAGAAGCATTCTTAAGTTTTTTAAAAAAGGAATGGCACCAAGAAGATCTAAAGAAAGAGAAACATCTATATTCTTAGGAACTCCCAATGTTTTTAGAATTAAATTTCAATCTGGCAACAATGAAATTGGAAGCATTGGAAAAATTAAAACATGTGCTTTAGTTTCTTGTAATATAAACTATACTCCAGATGGATTCTATGCAGCATTTAATGATTCTGCAACTGGATCACAACCAGTTTCAGTCAATATGCAATTAGGATTTACTGAACTAACTCCAATCTTTAATGATGAATATGATGGAGACAAATCAGAAGTTGGTCCAGAAAACATATTCCAAAGTTTTGACTTGAAGCCTGCTCAAGAAACTAGAACTGATTCCAATCCAAGAAGTCCAGAAAATGCAAGAAGACAAGCAGCAGCAGAAGGAAGACCACTTCCAGGGGATATACCTATATCCAGAACTCCTGGAGCAACTGGAAGATCTGCTGGTACAAATGCAGATCTTAGAGAAGGTTTAGATAGAGGTTACTAATGACATATTTCAGAGAAGTATCAGACTTACTATACCAGTCTCAACAACCAACTAGAAACTCTTCTTTTGACTATGTAAAGGTCAAGAACTTTTTTAGAAGAGCAAAAATTCGTGATGACTTCTTTAAAAATGTAACTGCATTTACAAAATACAAAATTACTGGTGAGGAAAGACCAGAACAAGTATCAGAAAAAATTTATGGGACTCCATCATTTGATTGGTTAGTTCTTATTTCCAACAACATCATCAATGTAAGAACTGAATGGCCACTGTCAGACTCTGAATTTACCAATTATCTTTATAGAAAATATACACCAGAAGAATTATCTCAAACTCATCACTATGAAACTACTACTATCACTGATGGTAGGGGTAAACTAATTGTCCCTGGTGGATTAATTGTTGATGCAAACTTTTCCGCAAAATATTTTGATGAAACTATTAAAGTTCCTGGATCCATAGCACCTGGAGGATCTTTTACATTTGATTCAAATCTAATTAAATTTGATTCCAATCTAATTAGATTCAATGATACTGCATCTGGATCTGGATCTAGTGGTGGAGAAACTTTGGTAGGATCTATGGTAACTACAAATCCAGTGAGAGCAATTAGTAATTATGAATATGAAATTTATTTAAATGATCAAAAGAGAAATATTTTTATTCTAAAATCCAGATATCTACAAGCAGCAATAGACGACATGAGAGAAATCATGTCCTATGGATTCTCTACACAATATGTGAATGATAAAACTAAAAAGGGAGAGAACTTAAGAGTCCTCTCCCCCAGATAATCATTCCTCAGCCAACCTCTGGAAATAACTCAGAGTGTCATCCTCATCTTCATCAGAAGAGGATGAAGGACTTTGTGAGCGAGTTCCACCAAACTTTCCCTCAGACACTTCTGTATCTGTAGGGGTAGGACCAAAGTTATCTTCATCTTCAAAAGATTCATCAACTTTTGAAGTAGCAGGCTTTTTACCAAGCACTGCTTTAAGACGACCATCAAGTTGCTCATAAGACTTGAATGCATCTGGTTTCACAAACTCTTCAAGAGAGTAACACTTCTTCCAGATTGCTTCCATCTCTTGATCATCATCAAGAAGTGGAGATGGAGATTCAAATTCTGACTTATCATAGTTCCAGTAACCATCCTTCTTGGTGATCTTCACCTTAAAGTTGGCACCTTGCCAGAAGTCAAAAGGATCAATAGGTGTTTCATCATCAAACTCTGGTTGCATTGCAGCAGAGATCTTGTCAAAGATCTTTTTACCATACTTGAACAGAAACACTTTACCCTCATTCTCAGGGTGTGCTTTGTCACTCACAACATAGATGTTGGAGTAGTAAGAAAGTTTACGCTTACGTTGGCGTACAATTTCTTGATTGGATTTACTTCCTGTATTCCACAGTTCACGATTTGCTTCGCAAACTGGGCAAGACTGATTGATTGTGGTCAGACAATTATCAATTAGCCAACCACCAGGACCTTGAAAGGCATGAGTGTATACTTTTGCCCAAGGAAGTTCTTCTCCTTCAGGAGAAGCAAGAAACCTAATTACAGCAAAACCATTACCTGCTTTGTCTACTTCTGGTTTCCAGATTCGATCATCAGATGATCCACTGTTTGAGTTCATCTTCTCAACTTCACTCAGAAGTTTTGAAGTCAAAGAACCCAGCTTAGATTTCTTTTTAAGGTCTGCAAAAGACATTGGATTACCTCGGATTAATTGGATGAATAGGATTGATTATCCACTTACACATCATAACACATGCTGAGGTTATGTGTCAACCCCAGCATGTTTCTTAAGATTTTCTATGGTCATCTTCATTGAATTGAAAATTGTGTTAACATCTGCATTTCCAAACCCAAGAATTCTTGATGATTCTATCATCTGATCCTTCATTTTTAATGCTTGAGGATCATCAGACAAACTAATTCTAGTATAAAGAATTTGTTGTTTTTCTAGTAAATCTGCAAGTAAATTAATATGTTTAATCTTATCTTCTTTGCTCATAGAAGGGAAAGCAAACAATTCCTTTCCTATTTGCATTTGAATATCATGAATTTCTTTGAGTTCCTGTTGAACAATTTCTGAATCAAAGAATGACATTATCCCTCCTGTACAATTTTTCTCAGAGCTGCCTTGTATTCTGATACATCAATATTTAGAAATGGGGAATACTTCTTTATTTTTAAAGATAGGGTTTCCCACACTGGGTCTAATATTTTCTTATCAAAATTATTCCCGAACAGGAAAATTTTATCATAAATCACTAATGTTTCTATACAAATTTTCCCGCTCAGGAACTTTTTAATAATGGGTGGATGTTGCTTTGAGACTACAAATAAGTCATCTATGTTGCCTTCAGACAACATTTCAGCAGACTCCTGAGTGAAAATATATTTTAAACTTTGCTGACGTTTTTTCCAGTCTTTGTAATAAACATCTCCACCTCTAATGATTGGTCCAATCCACATAGAGGATGGGTCAGTGGATTCTATAAAGTTTGAAATATAAAACTCCAGAATCTCATCATCAGATTTTTGTCTGGAGATTTTTTCAAACCAATACTTATCTTTGCGTTTATTGAATGATTCTATTGATGCTCTGGACTTGCCTGCATATTTAAAATAATCATAATTCTGTTTACTAAAATGATTCTTGACTGCAAGATAAGTTTTATAAGCATCAAAGGGTGTCATATTAAAAGTTTAGCTCTTGAAGTTCTCTTTAAAAAATTAAGATTGATAGCATCACACTTGATCTTTTCCTTCAGTGGTTTGCTGATCAGTTTACCAACAGAATCTACTTCTAGATTGTTCTGCTCACAATAGTAAACTATTGCATCAATGTAGTTCATGTCAATATTGTTCTTGACTATTTCTTCTATGATTTGTGAGAACTTAGATTGGCATAAGAACTTTGAATCTAATACAGTTTCTAGTTTACTTTCCATATTCCTTTAGTTTGTAATTAATAAAATCTTTAATGTAACTTGATAACAGTTTGATGTATTTGGCTTTATCATATTCCTCATAAACAACACATTCACCATCTTCACATGCCATCAAAATAACAAGTTTTTTGACAGGAATATTGGTTAACTCATAGAACATGCAAGCATATGCTGCTGCCTGAACAAAATAATGTTCAATCCATTCTTTGGGTTTTGGTTTCTTTGAAGTCTTAAAGTCTATGACTGATAGTTCACCATTATATTCAGCAATACAATCTACAGTACCTGCGATTCCTAATTGTTTGCTAAACAAAGATGCCTCAAGGGCATAGATATTATTTATCTTATCTATTTCTGGTCTAATAATCCTGAACAAATGTTTTGAGATCAAAGATTTTTCAGGAAGTTCAGGAATGTTGAGCAAATAGTTTTCAACTATACTGTGTAAGTCAGTACCTCTACTGGTTGCTTGTTTATTGACTCTATTTGCTTCCTCTTCTCCTACCTTCTTTCGCCAATCCTCAAAGATGTGTCTGTTATGGTGACTAGTTACTGAAGTAATTGATACAAACTTAAGAATTTCATTTTGATCAGGAATCTTATAGTATCTAACTCCATCAATAGTCTCCCTCTCCAACTGAGGGAGACGTACATTACAATGATTAAACATTAGAACCCTGCTGCCATTTTATTAACAATATAAGATTTAACTAGTCCTGATCTAACAATGTCATCAACGCCAAACTCAATAGTTTCAAACTCAGGCATTCTTTGAATGATCTTCATGAAGTTAAGAATACCATCCTTTTCGTTATTCTTGGTTAGGTCAGTTTGAGTGGCATCACCACAGAACATAATTCTAGAGTTGTCACCAACTCTTGTAATTATACTATCAAGTTCATGGAAGTTCAAGTTTTGACACTCATCCACAATAATAATTGAATTGTCCAGAGTAGTTCCTCTGATAAATGATGTGCTCCAGAAGGTAATAGTCTCCTGAGACTTTAGATTACCATAGAGCATTTCAAACTCTGCATCTGTTGGCATTTCAAACATATACTTTACCATATTCTTATATGGAATCTGATAAAGTGCAGACTTATCATCATGATCTCCAGGGAGGAAACCAATTTCACGAGTGGCAACAAGAGATCTTACAATAACAATCTTTTGATATGGGGTAATCTCATTCAATACATCTTTGAGTGCCAGATATAATGCACAGAATGTTTTACCAGTTCCTGCACACCCATAAACAAATAGATGTTTATCTGAATCATAAGCATCAAAGAGTTTAGATTGATTCTCTGTTGCTGGTGTAATGTCTAAAAGAAGATCTGTGTTAATTGGTTTTCTTCTTTTCATTTGTTTTGCGGTCATACCAATACCAATTGGCTGCAAATCATTACCTCTTCTTTTTCTTGCCATTAGATTTTCTTTACTCTAGAACCGGGCATTTTGGAAGCTCTATGAAGAACATCATTCCAACCAGGATTTTTGCTGATTAGTTTGTTTCTCCAATCACCAACTTCACCAACTCCAGCACATCCCTGAGACCAGTCCTTATCCCAGTCAGGGTTATCTTTTCTCCATTGTTCATAAGCAACCACAGACATGACAAGTTCTTGAGTCTCACCAGTTTTTTGATTTATAACAGGATATGTAGGCATAAAACTTAATAATGTATAATGTATTTATTCTATGGTAATGGAAGGAGCATCATTGCATTCTGGACAATCTTGAGATCTAGTCCACCCAAGTGCTTCAGATACACTTGGGAACTGGCACATGAAGATACACTTACATGCCTCTGCAATGTCCATGTGTTCTTTCTGAGTTCCATTTGCAGTACGAAGATTAATATAATGAATCCAAGACCTACAGGATCCAGTCATGTAGATTCTAGTAGGTGTTGCTAAAGGGAGTACAAACCTTGCACACTCCTTTGCCACTCCATATTCTAGCAAGCGATTATAAAGTCCTTTAGCAAAAGCAAAGTGTTCTGAAATTTCTCCTTCTAATTTAAGTTTCATATACTCTGGAATATCATCAATAGAATTTTGACGATTCTTTGTGTCTTGCCTACGAAGTCTTGGAATAGGAATGTGATCAGTTAGCAAACTTGTGTCAGCATATCTTTGAGAAAACTCTTGAAAAGTAAAAGATCTATGGCGAAGAATCTGTGCTGCAATGCCCCTGCTAGTTTCAATCTCAAGAGTCATAAAAGACTGCTCAAAAACAGACCAATGATTATGCTTAATACAATAAGCAAGCAACTTGGCATAATTTTGGTTGTCTTGATTCGCAGGGTTGCTAACTCTAGCAACATATGCCATTGTTTTTTCTGCATCTGGTGTAACACTAATAAGTTTTGCAGTCATTTTTTTCCAAATCCTTTGTAATTTTTGTGTTCAAGTTTCAATATTTCTTCTTCAATCACTTGAAGTTGATGATTCATATAATCCAATTCTGCTGGTGTGTATAACTTAGATTGATTTTCTGTTGCTTCTTTCAGCAACCTCAACATTTTCTTAAGTCTCATTCACTAAAAACCTCATCATAATCATCTTCAAATGGAACCACATTCATATTTTCTTCAAAGACTATAGGTTCATCCAATTCTTTCTTAAGAGCATCAACCAGAAGTTCCATGTTTCTAACTATTAATTTAATCCTGTCTTTGTCCATGATACCTTGCTCATCTCAGGAATCATAACATAAAAAAAGGAGGGGATCAACCCTCCAATAAATTTACAAGTAACTCAATATTCCCCTACATATTTTCTTACATTGTTGCTGATTTTCATCACACTCTATCATACAATTAAAATAATCATTCATTAATTCGTTCTTTTCAGTAAATCTATCAATGGTTGTCTCTAAATTTTTCCACCCCGCCAGTTGATTGTAAGAAATTAAGTTGTGCATAATAACCTCCATGCACTAAGAACATCATAACAAAGGAGTTTTCGCTCATTTTTATCACCTCATAATTCTATCACTATGTATTGAATGAGTCATTAATTTCTAACATTTAGATACAAAAATTTATGCCTAAGAATTTATACTCATAAAAAAGGAGGGGATTAACCCTCCTTAAAATCAAGCAACTTGTGGCTGCTTTGCCATATTCAATTGTGCTACCTGAAGGAGTTTTTCCTTCTTATCTTTTTTCTTTAAGTATCTAACAAAGTAAGTATTCATTTTGCTTCCATCTCCCCATTCCTACATGGTCTATAAGAAACACCACGATAGGTGTTATTTGGATGTGCTGGTGCATGTGTTTCTGAATACCACTTTTGATACTCTTGCTTAGGTAGATCAGTGTTATACTGACAACCTCTATAGGTTGCTTGTGACATGGATTTGCTCCTTTACTAGTGTAAAAGTGCGTTCCTTCGGTATCCCTACTTCCGTTTGCTATTTGCAAATAGCAAATGAACGTGTTTTATCTATACAAATAATTTTGTAAAATTTGATACAGTTTTAATCTCTTTGTCTCCAATCTTCTGGTTTATTTCTATCCTCAGAAAAGAAATCTACAATATCATCAACACTATCAAATCTTCTGACACCAAATCTTTCATTACCTGTACCACCAATATCAAGTTGGTTCAAAAAATCATCCATATCTCCCTCCTGCATATCAGGATTCTCTGCAGTTCTTCTTGCCTGACGTAAAATTGTTGCAGCAGATCTATTTGATTTTGATAACTTCTCTGCCCAAATCATATCTTCTAAACTTACCTCTTCATATTGTATAATTCTTGCACATATTGCTTCCAGACGAAGACGATATTGTGTAGAAAGCATATACAATCCCCAAGTATAGTGCTATTTATTGTTATCTTTCTATGTAACTTAGAGTATGATTAGTAGAATATAATTGACGTATGATAATATCACATCCAATTTTTGGATCACAATCACCACAAGTGTAAATATCACATGCTGCTTTACCTTCTTCAGGCCAAGTGTGAATGCTAATATGACTTTCTGCTAATAAACAAATAACAGTTACACCTTGTGGTTCAAATTTTTTATGAATGGTTTGAATTACAGTTGCACCACTTGATACAGCAGCATACTCAAGTAAATTAATAAGTTGATTTGCATCATCAATAAGAGAAAATGGGCAACCATATAAATTTAAGAGATAATGCTTACCCATTTTTCTTTTTCTTTTTATCTGAACTATTTCCCCATATTTTAGGATTTACTGCACCATCTGTCCATTCTATTTTTTGAATAGAACCCTTACCCAACTGATCATAATAGTAATCAAAAACTTCTACAAAAGAAGAAGCTCTTGCTATGTCATAGGTTACTTCATCATCAATTTGGTAAGTAACCAAATATGAATTTCTAGGTAATCCTTTGTCTTTAGCCAGTTCTTTTTTACAGTTTTTATGAATAACATCCAAAGATACACCTCCTAATTAAGAAGACCAAACTATATCAGGGAAAGCTTCCTTGACAACTGCTTTGGTAACTTTATATCTTTTATGCAACTGTTTATCTTTCATAAGACAAAGTAGTTCTGCCTCACTCTTATGAAGTGCTTCTAGCAATTGAATGAACATAGTCTCTCGCTTAACTGGAGTGACAGTAGAAACATTCTTGACAAAGTAATTAAACTTTCTCCATTCATGAAGCAACCTAGTATGCTCAGTCCCTATGGGAGCATCATTAGGTGTATATGGAACATCTCCTGGTGGTAATGCTGATTCAACATTCTCCTCAAAGTTCCAAATTAAAACTGCTCTCAGAGCAGGTGTATCATAATGTCTTAAAATTTCAATTTTTTCGTCTCTAGTTTTAGCATTAGAAACTCTTTGAATAATTTCAGACACCAATTGATCTGGTGGCAATTTCATAATTCAATCTCCATTTAATTAATCTTCAGGTTCTTCCTCTTCTTCAAATTCTTTATCAAATCTAAAAGCAATAATTTCATCAGGGATTACTTGACCTCTTTCATCAAACATTTCTGGGTGCATGTTTACAGGATTACTGGACCAAACATGTTCTCTGTAGACCCAACCAACTAATCCTCCAACAATTAGTGCCATGATAAAAAACAAAGTTGAAAATACTAGGGTGACAGCTACCATTTTGGTTCTCCTGTGTTATGGTTTTTTGATATCAAAAGAAAAATTTAAACTGATGTCTATTTTTCTTTTGAACAAACACAAAGTCTTTTCAAAATGTATTTGAAAAGTTTTCTTCTTTGGCAACCTCCTTGTAAGTATTAGATCAATACCCTTATTACTACTAAGGGAATTATCATTATTTATGGGCATCAAAGGATAGAATTCTCTGAAAGATATTTAACTGTATCTGAGCAACCACCTAAATGAGTTTCTCCCATAACAATTTGAGGAAATGTGGATCCCTGACCAAACTCTGCATAGAACTCTTCTCTAGTAAAATCAGTTCCCAGTTCATAACAAATAACTGGATAACCTTTTTTGATACTTAGATCAGATAAAACTACTTTAATTTTGTCACAATATGGACAACCTTTTTTACTGTAGACTGTGAAATTCATAACTCAAATTCTTACTGGATGTGGACGGTTTTCATTTGATTTTATAGCACATAACCATGCTGTAGTAACTGCAATATTATCTTCCCACCAATTAGTTTCTAATCTAAATTCTTGAAATCTAATTGTAGTGTTTCTAATAAATTGTGCTTTATCTGCTCTGGTATAATACCAGAAACTATTTTGATTCCAATAACTCACATGGGTTGGATCTTGCCATGCTCCTCTACCATCAGTAGAAGGAACTTCAATAAATGCCCAACCTCCATCACAAAGAACTCTATGGATCTCACTCATTGATTTGATTGGATCCTTAAGATGTTCAAGAACATGACTTGCATTAATTACACCAACACTATTGTCAGGTAAAGGAATGCCATCATTCAAATCACAGATAATATCTGCATCTTCCTGATCAATTGTAACATATCCTGGTCTTGGAAATAGTCCTCCACCAATGTCTACCTTCATCAAACCTTTTAAATCAGCATCTCGTTCTGCAAGTTGCTGACCATACTGATGGAACAATTCAAAAGTTTTAACCTGAATATCATCAATTCTCTGTGTCTGAGTATTGTTGTTGTCAGGAAGCCATCTATAATAATAAAGAATCTTAGGAATGAATTTAAATTTAGTATGAAGATATGATCTAATTACAAGTTCATGGTCATCACATATATTTAACTCTGGATTATGACCTCCAAGTTCTTGGTAAACAGACCTTCGCCATGCTCTTACATGATCAGGTGCATACCAAATGATACCAATGCTGTGACTGGTGGGGGGAAACATATCAATCTTGATAAAGTCTTCATCCCTAAAGTTGACCCACTTATAGGTCCACCCATTATCAGGGTTCCAAGGAATTTTATACTCAGGTCCTCTCATATCATAAAGAAGATCTTCACTGTAAGCAAAACCAACTTCTTCATCCTGAAATGCTTGGTTTAATTCTTCAAGACAATCCAAACTTAGAAGATCATCATGATCAACTTCAACTAAAATATCACCTTTACCAAGATTAAATGCTTTGTTCTTAATAAATCCCACATTAGGATTTGTGACACCAGTAAAGACTTTAACTTTACTATCGTCTCTTAATTCTTGTGGAAGATGAACAGGTTTGCAATCACCATTCAAATAAAGAATCCATTCCCAATCAGAATAAGTTTGATTCTTAATAGTATCATACAGTTCCATTAAGAATGGAATATTATCTTTCTTATGTTCTGGTGTAATAATACTGAACTTATAATTTTTCATATCAATCAAAAAAGAAAATGTGAAACAACCTGGAATCTTCTATGTTAGTACCAAAGTATTCTGATGCTGCATGAATATTTTTAGCATCAAACAGAACTAATCTATTGAATACATTGCCAACAACATCTATCAATCTAAATTTTGTTTTGTCATAAAACCCACCAGAAAATGCTTGATTTGAATTTAGATCTGACTCATTTCTGACGCCACTTTCATGAGCATAAAAAGAAGTTCCACATTGATATGGAGCATTAGGTGTTAAGTATACCATACCTGCCCAAGTTTGTCCATCCCAATGATACACAAGAGAATCCTGTGGTGTGCAGTATTGAAACCTACCACACATGGCATGAGATTCCCAATTATTAATTTTGATTCCCATAACCTTTTCAATTTCTCTTTTGGTTCCAGGAACAAAATGTTGTTCAACAGTTCTTCTTCCCTTATACCATTCTGATTGATCTTCATACTGCTGTTGAAGTGCATATGTTCTAACAGCATGTGGATCTGAGTAGAAATTCTCTATTACCCAAATCTTTTTATTGCAGTTTGGGTTAACATTACTAGTAGTTACAAATCTCATTGTTGATTACCATGTATTTTTGACAATGCAAAATCATTTAGTTGTTTAATATAACTTCCAGTGTCATGATAACAGTTTATATCCAACAAAAACATTAGATCTGGGAATGGGCATTTACGTTCTTCAGTCATGAGATAAGAAGTCATTTGAAACATTGTCCCATAGTCTTCCATCTCACCACAGATTTCACACAATCTTACTAAGTGCTCATTTCTTCTAGGACAAAACTGACCTGCTCTATTAAAATAATCAATGGCATTTTCAGTGTCCCCCATAAATCTATAACTATTTCCTATACAATAAAAAGCATAGTAAGAAAATTCATCATGATGTTTAGGGGCATTAGTATTCCTATAGTCATGAACATGATTTACATATTCATAGAAATAGTAAATAGATCTTCTGGCAAATTCCATCCTCTGAGAATCCCCTAAGGGAAATGTTTGGCAACCAGAAGCATCAGAATAACTCTTACCAATATACCAAAAATGATAGATGTCATCTAAGAGAGTATTCTCTCTAATCATTTTCTCCTCTAACTTTAGACTGTCAGTAACATACTTAGTGGGAACTTCATAACTTTCTCCTCCCCCACCAAATCCAATTTGCCTAAAGGACAATGGCAGATTAACCCTTTGAAAGTTTTCTCCAATACCATCCATCTCCAAGGAAATGGTTTCATGTGCTACATCATGATTAAATTTCCAAGGAAGTTTTGCATTCCAAATCCAAGCCCTATAGTATAATATTCCAGGTGCCTTTGCTGCAACATGAAAACTTTGAATTGATGTGTCATTAAAAACAGACCAATCAAAGTCATCATCAACTTCTAAGATTTCATCACAATCCATCTTGAGAATCCAATCACATCCATGATCAAACTTTAAACATGTCTGTAAAAGGTGATCTCTATTCCACCCAAAACCAATCCAACCTTCTTCTACATTGTAAACAAATCCAGGAATACCTTTCTCTTCAAAAAAAGAATTGACTATTTCTGCGCTGCCATCAGTTGAACCATTATCCTGCATGATCCAATAATCAATATACTTATAGCAAGATTCCAACATAGTACGAATGACCTTTGCTTCATTCTTAAACATTGAAATCATTACAATTTTTGTATCCTTATTCATGATGATCTTTTTTTAATGAGTTCTAAAATTTCTGGATTGATTTCTTGATCTCCATATGGAGCATATAAAGCTCTCTTTCTTTTGTCTACATTCTCAGGAGGATCAGTTAAGTAATAAAATGCTATGCTTTTTCTATAGGTTCCTTCAGGACAAGTTATTGGTTCAGGAAAACCATGCCAAGAATTTTGTGTAGTATCAAACAGAATTGCTCTGTTAAAGACATTATCAATTACTTTCTTCAGTTCTTTTGGTTTATTTTTTTTCTTATCATGTGACCAGAGTTCTAATCCACCACCCCAAGTAAAATTCCAATCTTCAGTTAGATACAAAATGAGATTAAGTTTTCTCTGAAGATTTAATTTAGGATGAATGGAGTAATCTAAATGTACATTAAGTTTACCACCAGTGCCATGAATGTGCCATCCTGCACCATGTAACCCAATATCAGGATACAATGATTGGATCCCAGTCAGTTCTTTAATTTGCTGAACAAAATTAGAAGAACTCAAGTGCATAAACAACTCATAAGTCTTTGATGGAAACTCCCACCAATCATTACAAGTTTTTTTATTTTCTAATGGGTTATTATAACAATACCACTTTGGATAATTATAATCCATAAACTCACTAGACAATTTTCTAGCAGTTTCTATTGGCAAAAAATTATCAATCACCCAATGATCAAAAGGTTCTTTCATCAATATTTGGTGTTAAAGAAAAAAGTTTGAAACAGTCTGCCATTTTGATGGTTAGATCCAAAATAATCTATGGAAGCATGGTATAACTTACCTGGATATAAAATTAATCTGTTGTAAACATTGCCAATTTTATCCACAACATCCCACTTAGTATAATCATAAGCATCCTGACCATGATCCACACTACCAACTGACATTCTTTCTCCAGATTCTTTGTGTCTGTATAGAGCAGTTCCAGCACTCAAAGGAGCATCAGGAGTTAAGTAACAAACTCCTGCCCACATGTTGTTGTAATCAGAATGAATCCAAGTACGATCCATTGCTGTGCAAATCTGAAAGGCACCAGTATACCCATCATTATTTTCATCCAACAACCAGTCAGTTACTCCACCAGCAGCATGAGATACAAGTCCATTAATGACTGCCTTATGACTATCATTTAAAAAAGATTTGGTTCTAAGTCCTGGATAGTTTCCCCTAACTGCAAATTCTTGAGATAATGCAAAGTTTCTTACATCATCAGGGTTGTCATAAAAATCATCTGCAATAATGAGATTAACCTTCATTCCAATATCCCCCAGTCCTAGAGCAATATTTTACATTTGGATCTATGTATTTAAATCCATCCCACCCAGGTTCTCCTTCTGCAACACGTTGTCCATGAAAATAATCCCCAATATGATTGACCATCATTCCACCTTCAGATGTTTTTAAAAGACCTGCACCAATATTATACTTCCTTTGAAGGTAGTGTGCAATGACTGACTCTGATGGATTATATCCTGTTTCTTCTAGGATAGGTTCTTTAGCAATCCATGCTGGATACAATGACATTAGCATCCAAAAATATGGAGTTGCTTTCTCATACCTATAATTTTTAAAGATCACATCATCATCTTTAGGTCCAATATTCTCCTGCTCATGTTCATACCAATTATTTCTTTTCAATTGAATTTGTGATAGTGTATTATCCTGTTGAAGAAGTTCAATTAAATCCAATACTTTTAGTGGATACATCAATTCAACATCATCTTCATGATGAAGAATGTAATCATAGTCTCTTTCCTTTACAAGATCAAAAAGTTCTTGCCAAGTTTTAGTTATTCCTTTGTTTTCTTCATGAAAAATAATTTCATTAAAACCATTAGCAGTCACAAACTCTGCCAATGATTCATTATCCCTACCCAAAGGATAATCATCTATAAACAAATGATGAACATCTACTCCAGTGAAGTCAAAGTTTTTATTTGCTTCAAATGTTTTTTTAAGAAACTCTACCCTATTAGTAGAGAACACTACATGACATACCTTCATTGCAAATCCATACTATCTGTATTATGTATCTTAATATTATTGTGCTTAGTTGCACAAGCACCTCTTGACCAGGCACGACTTAAACTGTTTACATAAGAACAAGATTTTCCCTTCTCTCCACAATAAGGACAAAAAGCTTCTGGTGGATCGTTTGCATAAGGATTGTATTGTTCCTTCTTGGGTTTTCTTGCGTTCTCTGCTTGTTTATGTTTGCGAGGGTTCATACTCTCACAGGTTCTCCTTGACCTTCTGGAAGTTTGATTTGTGGGAGTTTTTGTGGTTCACGAACTTCCCAGGAACCACCAACACCACCATCCATATTTACGACAATCTCACTGGTTGGTAGTGCCTTAGGTATCTGAACATCCACCACTTGACCCATCAGAAACTGATTGCGAGTATAAGTGCGATTCTGTGGATCCATAGCAACCATTGCCAGGGCATCAAGTTCTTCACCACAATCTAATAGTTTTCTTCCAGTCTTTTTATCAAGGACTGAAAAATATTCTTCATTATACTTTTTCATTGTCTGATCTCTTTTCTTTATTATAGGATACTTTGAGTGGTCTGTAAAGGTTAGGCCAAGTATCCCTAATTATTTCTGCTAGTTTATATGGTGTTTCTGAACTAATCATAAAAAAAGGAGTTCAGAGAACTCCACTATTTGGTTTTAGGTCGAAAGGGGCAGTCAGGACATCCTGCCCCACAGCATCCTTTAGAGTGCGTTGCCACGGGGCAAGACT